TTCTTTGTTCGTTCATAGCAACCTCAATATTTGAACGCCATTCTTTTGGCATTTGTATGTGTAACTTCCATTTCCCCATGATTCCGATGCAAACCCGCATATCGCACCTGTTAATCTTTCTTTTTCAAACTTTCCATAAGGAATAATGGTTTCTTTACCAACCGTTAAATCAAACAAATATGGATGAACATGATTTTTTAGTTCCCCCCATTTATATTTAAATGTTCTTTTCTTGGTTGGTATTTCATCCATGTTCCCAAATCGTTTGCCATCCGGCATGATGATTAGATATTTAACATCTAGGTTTTTTAAAACCCTATCCATTTTTTCAATGGTGTTTTCAAATAACGTCTTTTGCATTTTTCATTTCCTCGTAAAGTTCTAATTCCGCCATAATTAAACGCATGAAATCAAATCTATCAATTTCCATGTGTTCGGCCACACCAACCGTGGTTTGAATTAAGGCTTCCAATGTGGTTGCCATTTCTTGGCCAATGAATAGATTCATAATTTCTTCGTGCAATTGTTCGGTTGTCTTTTGTTTAATTTTCTTCATCATCATTCTCCATACATTCTTCACATCCTGGGTGTTCGGGATCGCGGCAATGCGGCGCACGCCTTAACAACATTTGATAATGTTTTTCCGCTTGTTCTTCCATGCGTTCAAAATAAAAATCATTAGTTTCCATTGATAACACCTTTCATTTCATTCTTGGCGGCAACCACTTTGTCTTGATGAATCTTTTCACCGTGGCACGCTTGATAGGCAATGCGATAGCTTGCAACCAATTGTTCTTCCGTTTCCGATTGGCGCATCTTTTCAATTAACTTATCCAATTCTTTGGCATCAACATGGGAAACGGTTACTTTGGGCTTGGATGCGGCGTTGCCATCATCATCTTCGGGAGCGATGCCACAAGCGGCCATCAAAGAATAACGGCGGGCATAAGTCAAAGCCGAACCAAACCCTTGAGCATCATGTTTTGTTGCGGGGATGTGTAATTTGCCGCAATTCAATGTTTCACCACTTTCATGCAAAAACATTGTTTCAACAATCACACCGTTATCGCTTTCGGATAGGTTTTGAATCAATGCTATTCCGTTGGCGTTTAAACCTTCTATAACCGCTTCAACGCACGCGGATAGATCGGCATAGCGTGATTTGAAATGCGGGTTTGTAGATGTTTTTAATGCGGGGCCAAATGCCTTTTGTGCCTTAACTAATGCTTGTGCTATTTCTTTCATACAAAATCCTTTGTTATTTCTTTCATTTGTTCAATGGTTGATTCAAGTTCTTGTTGCAAATATTCAACTTCTTGGCATAGCGATTGAACTTGTAACTTGTAATATCCGCTTTCAAATGCGTATTTGCTTTGGAATTGATAGTTTTGAATTGCTTCTTCGCAATGCTTAACAATGTGTTCGTATCTAGTCATTTCATGGTCTCCAAAACAAAAGGTCAAACATGATTACCAATGCGGCCAAGGCATAAACAATGGTTAATGCTTTTTCGGCACGGGTGAAACGTGGCTTTTCTATGGATGCGCCATATTCCATTGTTTTGGGAAATGCTTCGTTGATGGTTCTGTAATATTTCATGGCTTTAAATCTCCGGTTGTGATTAACGCTAGATTGATTAAATATGTTGGGTGTGGAATGCCAACCTTAACTTGATCCAAGATAAAGTTGGCTTGTTGTTTAGTCATTAGTAATCTTGGCCATTAACGGCACGCGCCGCGCCTAAAAATTCGGCGTTGATTGGTGCATTGTGTTGCCAAGTAATTGGCGTTGTATTTTCTTTGGATGTAAACATAATAAAAGGGCGATTGCCTTTTAATAGTTCACGGGCAAAATCTAATGCTTGTTGAACCGTTGCAAACTCAAAGTGTTGCAATGTGTCTTGTGTTTCTAAAATGTATGATTTTTTCATTTGCTTGCTTCCTAAAAGACCGCTTACGAAATGTTGCGGCATGGTTGTAATTGTATAGCCATCTAAACAATCAAATATAGGACAAACCCTAATTTTTTAAAAATAATTTAAATATTGTTGTTTTTTTCGCTATCAAGAATTTTTTGGGTTGCCTTGCGCCAATCGCCTTTGCAAAACACCAAAACGTTTTGATGAACTTTGGCCATCTTGCGGCCAACTTCAAATTGTTTGGTTACACGCATGGCGGCGGAACCCACGGATGTAGCTAGGATTGCTTCGTTGTATAGCCTAGCCCCGCATTCTTCAAAGCCATCAATGGTGTGGCTAACAAAGTTACGATAAAACCCTTTCTTATCCCTAAAATCGCCCACCACAAAACACGCAAATGAATCATCCTTTAGTGCGGCCACGGAACGCAAAATAATCCGCTTGTAAGCCGCTATAAACGCATGGAAATCCATGTTTGATATGTCTTTGGGATCATCGGAATAAACTTCCAAATCACCATAGGGCGGGCATGAAAAAATCATATCCGCTTCGGGGAATGGTGTTTCTAAGCTATCACCGCAAACCCATGTTGGCTTTAATGCGGTTTCAATATCGTTGGCTTGTTTAACATTGGCATCAATTTGTTCTTGCCGCAAATCGCATCCCCAATAATTGCGGCCACAAGCACCGGCAACCAATCCACGAACGGAACCACCGGCAAATGGATCAACAACCATTCCACCTTTGGGGCTAAACCATTTGTAAGCCAATTCGCACAACACGGGATCAAATATGCTTGTTCGTGATTCTTCGCCGCTAGGTGTTTGGATGCCCAATCCGGTTCCATAAGTTTTGGCATATTCTTTTTTGGGGCGGTTGTCATACCAAATGGTGCTATCGGACATTTCCAATAAGTTGGTTCCACGCCCTTCTTCGCTTTTAATCCCCAATGCCAACCACGCACGCTTGCGTTCTTGCCAATCATGGGAACCGGCATTCAATATTGTGAATGGGGGCAAAACAAATCTTTGGTTAATCACGCTTTCGGCCGTTGGCTTAATCACATCACCAAATAAATCAACACCATATAAGTTCATTTTTCATCCTTAAAAAGACCACAAACCATTCGTGGCTTGGTTGCATTGTATAGGCAACTAAACAACAATGCAACAAATAATTATTGTGTTGTTAATTTAGCTATACTAAAATAGAAACATGATTACAAAAGAAGAAGCCATTAAATTTGCGGGTAGCGCCGCCGAACTTGCCCGCATCCTTGGGATAACTAGGGGTGCGGTTAGCCAATGGAAAGAAGTTCCACAAGCACGGGTTTGGCAAATGCAATCTTTACATCCTGAATGGTTTCTTTTTCGTTGATTGTGTATAATTGATTTTGCATAGAGTGGCATCTAAGCAAATGACGCAAACTATTATTGAACCCCCGAATATTTTTGGTGGTCTTGAAAAGCAGTAGATGAACTTTTGGTTTGCGTCAATCGTTTACTTGCCGTCTCGCCAAGACCAAGATCACCAAAAGTGTTTGGGGGTTTTGCTTTATGGGTGCCGCACCCCACGCGATAGCAACGCATTTAAATGGATGGCTTGGGATGAAACATAGGGCAACGCATCACCCCGTTGATAACCCTAGTGAACTGTGTGCGAGGTATCACGAAAGATTAATGGACATGGTGATAGACAAGACATTAATCGATTGAATCGCATCCTTATGGGGAAGCTAGTTAACTTCGTTAATGGGCTTGGTGTGATGGCTTATCACCCTTGGGGAACCTATGGTTAAAAACATTGAAGTATTCGTAGAACATTATGCAAAGTTAGCAATGAAACAAGGTTGGATTGATTATGTTCGCCATCAAGTTAAATTAATGGAACAAGAACCACAATTCAAAGGCATCGGAAAGTTAATAGCCCAACGCATTAAGGAATTAAAGTGAAATATTACATAGGCTTTGATCCTGGCTTTTCCGGCGCATGGGGCGCTATCGATCAAAACGGTGAATACATTGCTTGCGGCGATATGATCCACACCGATCAATATATTGAAACCGAAAAGATTTGGGATGAAATAACCGATATGCTTAACGGAAATGATTGCGAAATAACCCTTGAATGGGTTGCATCCATGCCAAACCAAGGGGTTTCATCAACCTTTAAGTTCGGAAGTGCCTTTGGGGCCGCTTTAGCGCTTGCACAACGCTTTAAAACACCTTGGCACCTAGTTACCCCTAGGGTTTGGAAAAAAACGCTTAAATTGGATTCTGACAAGAAACAAAGCCTTGAATTGGCACGCCGGTTATTTCCACGGGCACCGCTTAAACGCATCAAAGATAACGGCCGTGCGGAAGCATTGTTGATTGCTTATTACCAATTTACACAAACAAGGGGATATTAAATGGATGAATTAAAAGTTATTGTTGAAAAGCAAAAAGAACTAGCCAAAGAAGCCAAGTTTTTATCCGATGAAATCCGCAATGCCGTGTTGGAAGAAGTAGCCCAAGAATTTGACAAGATG